CTTGAGTTGAGTTATCAGCTCCCTGAATACCTTGTATACCCTGAGTTCCTTGAGCACCTTGTGTTGAATTATCTGCTCCTTGTATACCTTGAATACCCTGAATGCCTTGTGCACCCGTTATACCCTGACTGCCAGTAATACCCTGTGCACCTGTTATACCTTGCACACCTTGACTACCTATTGTTCCTTGTAAACCTTGTATACCTTGTGCACCTTGTAAAGATATAGAGGAGGTTGCTACTGCTTGGTTGTATCCATTACTATCACCTAACCAAATATAATTGGCAGGTAATTGTGCAGTCATAGTTCCACTAATGATTTGATTACCTATAAAAGTATTGCTACCTGATAATAATGCACTACTGCTAATCCAACTATCGTTTAAGTCTCTAACTGCAGAAGCAGATATACCACCCGAAGTGTTAGTAAAATAAGTTGCGTTAGATGCTGATACTAATTGTGATTTTGTATATTGAGCCATATTATTTAATTGATTTGATTGCTTCCACCTACATTACCGATACCTTGTGCTATTAAATCTCCATTGCAACATTTTCTGCTGTATGTAAGAGTTTTAGGACACAAACATCCTTGTCTATTATTTTTTGGACTTGATAAACCCTGTGTAGGGCCTATGTAAATGCCTGTATTATTTAATCTATTGATTGAATATCTTAATAAACCATTGGGTGAGTTAGACCATTTAGGAGCTGACATAAGAATTAGTTTCTTATTTAACAACACCAATAACAAAAGTAGTGGGTTTATCTAATAGATTTCAATGCCTCTTTGTGCATTAAGTTTTCTAAGTAGTTTTTATCTGCCTTATATGCAAGGAATAAAAGGCATTTCTCTAATGGTTCTCTTACTACTCTATCTATTTGTTGAATATCCCCGCCTGCAAGTTCAATGATTGTTGTATAATTTTTCCACTTCTTTCCAAAATTTGCTTGTAATTCTGAGGGACTTCCATTGTCGGTATCGTAGAGTTCAGGGTAGAATTCAACAAGTCCATTGACAAATTCACAAAAAAAAACATACACCCGAAATGATAATTCATACTGACATCTAACCATTTATCAGGATTAGTATTGCCCTCATATGATTGTATTTCGTATGTGCCTCCTTTACCCTTTGATACAACAGGTCTATATAATATATTCATTATGTTTTTCCAATTCGTATCAATAGAGATAGTTTCATATCTTGTTATGTCAGCATATGCACCATAAGTCATTTTAGATAAGTTAGGTTCAAATCCGTATTCTATTCCATCAATCCATATAAACCTTTCTAGTTCTGCTTTATTATCATTTATAAAATTAAATAAATCTCTTTGTAATGCTGCATAAGATTGTTGAGTTAAACTTAATATATCGTTAATTTCTATTCCGCATAGGTGAGATATCATAAAATTCATTATTGCTTGCTCATCATCTTTATATGCTTCCAAATCGTATTGTAGTGCAAGATACTTACTTAAACTTATATCTGCCCAACTTTCAGGCATTGTAATTTTTAATGTTGTTTTCATATGTTAATTTCTATTTTGGGTTTGTCCTATAAAGAATAGCAGTTGATTTAGTTTCTGCACCTTTCTTTCCTCATTCTCTAACTTTGCATTAAAAGCAATACATCTTGCATTTAATTCACCATTGATTTTCATTAGTTCATTTATTAAACCTTCCATCTGTTCTATTTGTTCCTCTGTATATTTCATAATTAAAAAACTGATATTGAATATTTTCCTGCGTTAATCTTTTTAGCATTTAGTCTTTCCATTACACCATATCTTAATGCATCTAATAAGTGATTGTTTGCGTCTATTGGTATATTTGTCAGTCCACCATTACCATCGTCTATCCATTCGTAAGAGTATAATTCCTCAATCAAGTTTGTATTTGCTTTCGGTATTATTAAATTAAATTGCTTGACTAAGTCTATGCCCCATTGTATGCTATCCTTTCCTTTTTTAACACCTCTTGCTAATGGAAATCCACCTCTCTTTATTTCCTCTATCAGTCTTGGTTCTGCACTATCCACTACTATTATATCTCTTTCACTAACATTACCTTTTAACATTTGTAATATATCAGCAGTAATTAAACCCTTTTGGTATATGTGTTCATTTACTATTAAACTATTTCCTGCTTTCCATATACTAACTAATGCAGTCGGGTCACTTACATATCCTATATCCATGGCAAAACAAATAAAGTCTGCTGTGTCCATATCATATTCGTCAACAATATCAAACTCGTATATTTGTTTTTCGTTCACTGCAAACATACCTAAGCCATATGTCATCCAAAATCTAGGATTGGTTTCTCTGTATTTTTCTATGAATTTTACCTGCTCTTTTGGTAGGTAAGGGTTATCTTTGTAAGTTGTAATATAGGTCGCACAATCGTCTCCTGATTGCACCTGGCTTATAATCCAATGCTTGGGACTGAAACTGGGATTGAAAGATAATATTATATTGCCTGTTGTTCTAATTGCTAGTTGCAAGTATTGGTCGTATGACAATTCATTTGCTTCGTCCATCCATAAAATGCTTCTGCGTAATCCTTTTAACTTTTCCGGGTTGTCTGTTGAGAAAAACTCTATCTTGCTTCCGTTCTCAAATGTATATATCTTTTCAGTTGCCATCCATCTATCCTCATTCCATAAGTTCATGTTCCCCATAATCTCCTTAAAGTCTCTTAATGCAGAGGTTCTTAGTGCAGGGAATGTCTTTCTAACTACTGATATAAGTTCAGTAGCCTTTAATGCTCTAACTATAAGGTATTGTAGTAATGCAAATGACTTTCCACTTCTTGCAGACCCTTGGTGTAGTTGTATTTTTTTATCATTATCCCAAGCGTTTTGAAATGTTATTGTAGTTTGTATATCTACACTAGTATTCATTTTCCTCCTCTGTATTTTTATTTATAGTCACATTTACATTTCGTATTTGTCCACTATGTTCTATCTCTTGTCTTTCAATATATCCTCTTGCTTTAGCTTTTGCCTTTAAGAAAAAGATAGTGGCAGTTGTATTGCCCTCTTTAATTTGTTGGAATAGTTGTGACTCAACAAAGTCTATTGCTATGTTTTGTATATCGTCCACCTCTTGTTTGAATGCAGGGTCTTCGTTATACCATTTGTAATAGCTTGACCTTGGTATGCCTGTCTTTTTACATGCTTGCGTTATAACACCTAATGATGCTTCTAGCGCCTGTATTAAAGCTTTCTTTTTTATGTGTCCATTCCTGTTTGATTTATTCTCCGTTTCCATAATCTACACCATTTATTTTTATTGTAATGTTTGTGTCGTATTGTGCCATCCTATCTGTTATAAGTTGTGCATATTTTGTATCTAACTCCATACCTCTAAATCGTCTACCGGTTGCGTGACATGCTAATAATGACGACCCACTGCCTGTAAACATATCTAAAACTATTCCGTCTAATGGTGAAGAGTTTCTAATTGCTCTTGCCGCTAACTGAATTGGTTTTTGTGTTGGGTGTATGTAAGTCATTGCCGAGTCTTTATTTATCTCCCAGTTTGTTGAGTCTTGCATTAGTATGCGAATTATTTTTTGTAATTCCTCTTTTGATAATCTTTCTACATCTATTCTCTTTTCTCTAATAATTGTTTTGTTTGTTCTATCACCATACCACTCTGTTCTTTGGTTTGTCTTTTTAAGATATAAACATGGTTCGTGTGCCCAATGATAGTCTGCTCTACCTAATGTCATACCTTTATTCCATATTAAATCTTGTTTGATTGTCCATCCTGCTTTATTCACTCCACCTCTAAATTGTGCGTAGTTTGAATTAGCATACCAACAATACGCAGCTACATCTTTCTTTGTATATTCATATGCTAATTTGAATGCACCTTCTATAAATTGTTCTAAGTTGTCACCTTTTAATTCATCGTTTTCAATCATATCCCACACCTTTGCTGTTGGGTTATTTGCTCCTGTATATGATATACCATATGGTGGGTCTGTATAAATAAGGTCTGCTTTATCCTCTCCCATCAACAATTCCATATGTTTTTCTATTAGACTATCTCCACAAACCAATCTATGTATTTCCTCGCCTTCTATATGAAATGTTATAACATCTCCAATCTTTATGTCTATTTGTAAGTCGTCCTCTAACTTAAAGTTGTCCTCATCTACATCCTCCTCATTGCCTGGTTGTGCCTGTAAGTATTCTGGCATCTCCAATCCCCAGTCCTCTAACTCGTCTATGTGATATTCGTTTGATAATATATCCCAATCCCACTCACCATATCCTACATTGTCTTTAACTATAAACTCTTTCTTTTGTTCCTCTGTTAAATTATCTGCTTTTATAATCCATATCTCTTTTAATCCTGCACTCTTGCATGCATCATAACGCATATTACCACCCAATATAATATTATTTTCATCTACTACTATTGGCCTGATTTTTAACATCTCCGGAAACTCTTTAATAGATTTGATAAGTTTTTCTCTCTTATCATTTTTAATTGTTCTGGGATTATTTGCGTTTCGTATAACCTCTGTAATTTTTACTTTTTCTATCATTTTTATTTTTAATTTATA